CTAGAATCTCGACTTGATAATGAACCCAATGACACAGGTCACAACCTTGTGTCAAGATGCCTTTGTCTATCGTGAGTACATTATCTGGAAAGAAGGTCGATCCTTTGGTCGTCGAAGATAAAGAGCCATTGGAATATCCCTCAAAATATTTCACTATCCACAGTGAGATAACGATTTTTAAGGTTCAGCATTCCCTAAAACTCAATGCTCTGGCAGGAGGTCTGATAGCTCAGTTGAATGCAAGCGTGGGATCAGTGGAAGGTGCCAGAGCATTTTTGACTGACTACGTGTCGCAGTTCACTCAAAAGTTGAGTGAAGATTGGACATCTTTTGGGGTTCCCTTAGGACGGGCAGATGCTGAGGTTCATGCTTTCTCTTATGTGGCATGGAAAGAGGGTCCAGACAAATACACGACCTCAGGAGGAAACCCTGTTGATGATGAAAAAGATCTCCTCTGCCTGGCTGTTTATCTGTGTACTGTGTATCGTATTGGTCGCACCTCCATCGCTGAGTATCGCACACGGCTTGTTGCTGCAGGGGACACTTTTATTCGTGGAATTAAGGCGAACTTTGTGGGACTGGATAATTGCTTAGATTTTTGTGATCGATGGGTTCAGGATCAAAATTATTGCAAAATTGTGGCATGTATTGATCTGTTCTTCAAGAAATTCAAGAATCATGACATCGCCCGAATCAGGTTTGGAACTGTAGCAGCACGCTTTCGAGAATGCACCGCGTTGCTATCTCTGGCACATTACCAGGATCTTGTCGGTATGAAAATAGAGCAAGCGCTGCGCTGGATCTGGATTCCAAGAGTTGCAGAGCAAATTAACAACTTGATGATGCCAGGTCAAGAGGTCTTAGATGTCACAAGTTTGATGCCTTATATGATGGATCTCGGACTCTCCAAGAGATCTCCGTACTCTGCAGCTAGCAACCCAGAATGGCACATGTATGTACACTTCATTGGTGCCCTGATGGGATTCAAGCGTTCCGTAGACGCTAGATCTCTAATGGTCTCAGGAGAATCCAACATAATGGGAAATGCACTTGTTGTGGCCTTTGTTTGCCGGAGTCGCCTGACGATGGAACGTATGTACATCACTCAAGAAGAACATGAGGCTGTTGAGAAAAAGAGACAGCAAAATGCATCAGCGGCTGCTGCCCTCCCCACAAAAAGCGGAACTCAGGAGAAAGCAAAAAAACAAGAAGAGACAAAGGATGATGACAGTGATGCCGAGGAAGAAAGCGAATTTGAAGTTGATATAACTGGATTGCCAGAGACTCAAGATCCAGACATGTGGTTCTTCTTCATGAAGGGAGAAAAGTTTAGGATTCCTGACGCTATTTATGATTGGGGAACTTTCAGAGCCAAGGCCATTGCATCAACAATCAGAAAGGGATCAGTTGGAGAACGCTTGGTCTTGACCTTTTTGGGCGCCCAGGAGTAATTGATGTATCCATGAAAAAAACCGACATAGGTCACTATGTCTGAGTTCCTTCAGAAGGAAACAATCCAAAGAGCCAAAGAGTTTGTCTCTGCTATAGCTTTGGATGATGACCCGGAAACGTTTGGCCTCAGGGAGCATCGACCGAATCCTGCAGAGGAAAAGGTGCAACCATCAATCCCATCAATGGACTCCCCAAGTGTCAGGATGGATTCATCGACAAGTGGGAAAGGTGACCCAAGCAATTCATGGGGTTCTCTGTTACTTACTGGAGAAAATTCTGATGACTCCAGTCGGAATCCAGGTGGTATGCCAGATCTTGGAAGGGGAGGAAGTCGACGAGGACGATTTACCCCAGAGTCTTCGGATGGAGAGCCACCGGCCTATCCAGGTTTTGGAGCCAGAAAATCCACGAATAAGCCCAGTAGAGATCCTGGGGCAAGACCCAAAACAGGTAAAGGAGGCCCAGTCCCCTCCGCTCCCCCCTCCGAGGAGGTCTCCAACACCCCCGGATCCCTCTCCAATACCAGAGAGAGAGGATCACCGCAGGATGGATCCACACAGTCAGTAACAAGGGACCCCGAAATCGCTACTCAAGATCAAAAAAATAATTTGCTTAAAAAGCTTGAGATTCCGGGAACATTACCTGATCTGTTTCTTCCTAAAAGAGTCAAAAATGCAGGAACTCAGACTGAGCTTGATGAGACTGTGGCCATGCTCATTGCAACCCTAAACCAGTTGATGTGGGAGCAGGGAGATGATGGACGATTTGGAGTTGATGATGGCAAGATAATCTACCATGCTTGTTCTAAAAAAAACCTGCCGTTGCCAAACGAACTGCCACCAAAGCATTCTTCTCGCTCTCTAGAAACGGAATCAGCTCCGATACTACCAGAACAAAAGAGAGAATCCCCCAAGGGTTCGCTCCTTACTTATCAGGACTTTTCAGGGAAGCTGAAGAGGGGAATCAAATTGAAAGGCAATCCAGTTATTTACCATCAAGACATGTTTGACCTCAAAGCCTTGAAAAATATGGATCCCATGACTCTAAAACAGTGGCTGGCTTTTGCTAATGCATGAAAAAAACTGACAGTAGTCATGGCTCTCTTCTGGACAATGTTCAGAGGCAAGCGTGATGATTACTTTGATATGGGTCCTGCACCTCAGAAAAGGGACAAAGTCAATGTCAAATGTTTTGTTGATGTGAGCCATGACATATCTAAACTAACAAGGGGCATCACCTCTGATGAGTTGACTAATCCAATTTTCCCTCGCATTGATTGCCCTTTAGAGATTAGATCTCTGGTCATCTACCTAGTTGGTTCGATAAAGACGTATAGAAGGAAAAAGGAAGATAAAACCTCCCTGTCGTTGACATGGAGTATACTAAATCTTGAGATTCCTACAGACAGACCTGCTAGATTTGATGAGACCTGGAAATGGTCTAAAACATTCAGCTCATATCATGGGTCTGAACCTGTCTTTACTAATATCACTGTAAGAATCGAGCCTACAAGCGGAAAGGGAACAAGCATGGATGTTGCCCTGCTCCGAAGACTTGAATCCTCTCTACCTAACACTCAGCTGATAGAGAAGAATGAAGATGGAAGATGGCAGTTGGTTTAGCCCTTGAAAAAAATGACAGGAGTCACAATGGCTGGCTGGAAGCTGCTATTTGTGCTCCTTATTGTGCTCTACTGGCATAATCCAGAGGGAGTAACATCACTAATGAAGAGTAGCTTGAACATCATGGAGACAATCCTTGCTGAACCAATTAGAAAGGTTGTATCCTTCTTTACCCCACCCTGTCCCCCCTGTCCCCAATGTCTTGTTAAAACTCCATGAAAAAAACTGACATTCCGTCACTCTCCGTCATGGACAAGCTCATCATCCTCACAGCATGTTTGCTAGGAGTCGTGATTGCCTCACATGATTACTATTATTTTCCTGTGGTGCAATCAAAGTCATTCAAGAAACTGCCGGTTGGACAATTGAGATGTCCTCCTCATTCCAGCGAGAAGCCTTTGTCTCATAAGAAAATCTGGGGGGGTTATGTATTAACACAGAACATACAGACGATGCCCGGAACTTTTGTCGTGAAACAAAGGTGGGGCACAACATGTACAATGAATTTCTGGGGAGTCAAAACAATTCGACATCATATTATAGATGAGCAAATACTAGATGCCAGATTCACAAACATCACCCTAAAGCCTGTGTTCCCTGATGAAGATTGCTCTTGGATGACAACCGCCACACGAGAAATCACTTACTATGTGGGGACAAAAGGAGAGCTCGAATATGACATTTCAACTGGAAAAACATCAGACCCAGTCTTCGGCGCTTTTTCATGCACTGAGAAACTGTGCTATGTTGATCACAGAGTGGTGTTTATACCTGATGTGGCCATAGCAGCAACCAGCAAAGGATTCAAATTTGTTGTCTTTGAGATCTCTACCGATCCGGATGGTGTAATAAGGGAAAACTCTGTAATTCAGTCACGTGACTTCCCCAGAATGTCATTGAGGAAAGCATGTGTCACAGAAGAGAGTGTCTTAGGACAGCGAAGATTGGCTTTCATCTTGAGGAATGGGTTCTTTTTAGTGCTGGAAATGGGAGTAAAGAGTGGGAGTCACATGCTTAAAAAATCAACTGAAACATTAGGCAGTGAATTGATTCTGAGGGCCTCCCTTCGATTGAGCAATGACAAATTCAAAGGTAGAGATCTGTCCATGTTGTACACACAGGAGAAGATTTCAGGGGCTGGTTCCATAGACAATTTACTCAATGGGTTCAGGGTCTGTGATGCTAGTGACAGATCTAGGATAAAACAGGTCGGTCTTGGATTCAATTCGCTAGAGCAAGATGAACGCATCATGTCTCGAGTAGACTCCTTATTTTGTCGAGTAACTCTTGACAGGATTCGGAAATGTAAGAAGCTCACTAGTGTTGAATTGGGTATGTTCGCTCAGAATTATGGTGGTCCCGGTCCTGTGTACAGAATAAAGAATGACACATTAGAGGTAGCTCAAGGTATTTACAAGAGGATTTTTTGGGATCCAGACACGAAAAACCGCTTAGGTTATTATGTGAATGAGACAACCGAGAAGGAGGTTAACTGTCCGGAATGGATCAAAATTAGTGAAGGATTTGAGAGCTGCATCAATGGAATCATTAGGTACAAGAATGTGACATCGCACCCTCTGTCACCAGTTAATGATCTGGAACAGGAGGAGGCGTTGTTCAAAGAACACTTCTTGGAAGATGTCTATCATGTCCCTACACAGCATCTCAATCCCTGGGCGGGTTGGAACCCCCTGCATCCTCCTGAGATAGATCGTCATTTCTTAGGACTCAAGCTGCCAAACATATTTGGATTTATGCATAATTTTGAGATCTACTTAGTGACATTCATAGTTGGATTGATTAGTTTGCCTTTGATCATCTTTTGTTGTAGAAGAAAGTCATCTAGATATTAAACCATGACATGCGTAATGCATGAAAAAAACCATGGATGAATCATTGGGAATCTGTTTATTGGATGAAGAATACTGCGAACCAAATTCAAGTAATCCTTCTCTGCTAAATTTGTCAGATTACTGTCTGCAATCACCCATTCTAAATGAGATTAATGTAAATATTTTTGAGTATTTGTATGGTTCTGGGAAGGATCTCAGAGAATCATGGTGGAGACTGGTCATAAAGGAGGCGAATACAAAGATAAAACCTTGGGATGAGAATCATAGATGGTTGAGTGATATTCTATGGTGTGATATTGGAGATTCTTCGTTTTATAAAACTTGGCTTCAGCTTACTCATGAAGACATTGAATATGCAAGTGAGTTATGTGATATTTATCTGCAAAAGGTTTGCAAGTTGAAGTTTGAGCTTCCAGATTTGGACTATGATAAGAATATCATGCGGTTTGGTGAGCTAGGACTTGAGTGCCACATTGTTGTTTGTTTGATGAATAATCTAGGTAATAAGGACTTGGAGCGTTTGTGTGGGGCATCTTTAACACGGAAATATAATAAACAAGAAAAAGTCACCTATTATAAATGGAATAGTGGAAATAAGCTGTCTGGGGTGTTTTGTAAGGATTTTCTAATTACCCAAGATGGTCACCTACTGACCAAAGGGTTCTTGTTAATGATTAAAGATATATGCATTGGAAGGCATAATGTACTGTGTGGATTTCAGCTTGATGACTCTCTGCGCCCTTTGGTTGAAGTAATGACACAAATTTTTAAGTTGGGTGATGTTGAAATGAAGAGATGGGGTAATGATGTCTATGACTCAATCAAGCTGCTAGAACCGATCTGCTCCCAAAGAATGATTGAGTTGGGTCAGAAGTATCGAGACAAAGTTCCTATACCGGACGACTTCAAGGATTTTATTGACAAGACATGTGTAGATATGGAAAATGTGGGTTATAAATTCCCTAAAGAACTGAGAGAAATATTGGCAGAAATCACTTCAATCATCCATGTAGTGGAAATTTATGGTACATTCCGTTTGTGGGGTCATCCTTATATAACTCTTTTAAAGGGTCTAGAACAACTTAAAGAACAGACAACTATGGAAAAGAAGATTGATCCAAATTTGGCGAAGGAATTGGCGTCAGATTTGGCTTTAAAGGTCCTACAACAGAATTATAAGAAAACCAATACTTGGGCGGTAGATAAGAAGAAAGTCAAAACATCAAATCCTCTATATGAGCACATTCAGAATGATACATGGCCCACCCCTAAAGAAATTGCAGAGTTTGGTGATAGATTCCACGAATTACCTTTAACACCATGTTTTGAAATTCCCGATTTCATTGACCCAAGTCAATTGATGGGAGACAAGGCCCATTCATTGCAAAAGAAAGAAGTCCTCAGAGACCTGAGGGAACACAGATCAGGCCCTGTCAAAACTGCAAGAGTATTGAATACATTCTTAACAAAGCCTAACCTGAGAGTTAAAGAGTTTTTGAAGAAAATAGACCAAGACGGGTTTGATAATGATGACCTGATTATTGGCTTGAAAGCCAAAGAACGAGAACTAAAGATAATCGGGAGATTTTTTGCGTTATTGACATGGAATTTAAGAACATATTTTGTTTTGACGGAATTATTGATAAAAGAACATTTCATCCCGTTATTCGATGGTATCACCATGGCAGATGATTTGAAAGGAGTAATCTCCAAAATGATCAATCGATCAGATGGACAGGGGGTTGATCATTATAGAGAGATTACTTACGCCAATCATATGGATTACACCAAGTGGAATAATCACCAACGGGGTGCCATTAACAATGGTATTTTTGAGGTAATGGGGAAATTTTTAGGATATCCCAATTTGATTAAAAGAACTCACGAGATTTTTGAGAAATCGACAATTTATTACGCAGGGGACAGATCCCTACTCAAGTCAGCAAATGGAGAGATAGAAAATTCCAGTCCAATCATCGCCTGTTGGCATGGACAGGCTGGAGGATTGGAGGGTCTCAGACAAAAAGGGTGGACAATTGCAAGTCTGTTAATGATAGAACGAGTTGCTAGATTGAGGAACACAAAAATAACAACATTAGCTCAAGGGGACAATCAGATCGTATGTTGCTCATTCAAGTTGAACTTTGGAAATGATCTGGGGCTAATGGATAAGTGTTTAGGGGAAGTATACCAACAAAACAACAAAATTATGTCTGACATTAAGAATTACGCAGAACGTATGGGCTTAATTATTAAGAAAGAAGAGACAATGTGCTCCAGTGAATTAGTGAATTATGGGAAAAATATAATGTTCAGAGGCAACCTGATCAACCCCAAAAGCAAGAGATTTGCAAGAATGACATCTTTGAACAACGATTGTTTGCCTAATTTGGCAAATTCATTGTCTACATCCTCTAGTTTGTGTTTGTCAATAAGCCATTTTGATTTGACACCAATCTTAGGTATCAAAAGTTTCGTTTACTTCTGCTCTTTATCCAAGGTTCTGATTGAATTGTTTGATCCTTGTTTGGCAGGATCAATATCTCCAAAAAATCGAAGATGGTATACATTAAGGACCATGTTCCTGGACCCCTCCTTGGGTGGTGTGTGTGGGATGAATCTGAACCGGTTCTTCATAAGATCATTCCCTGATCCTATCACTGAATCTTTAAGTTTCTGGAAGATCATTCAAGACAATGTGAGCCAAGACGATTATAAAATGAGATTGTTTGCTTCTAACTGTTTGAATCCTCCTGTCAAAGGGTGTGTGGGAAATGATATAACAATGTTGATAGAAAATCCAACCTCTCTGAACCTTCCTGGCGGATTGAGCCCTGTGAATCTACTGCGTCAAGAGATCAAAAAGAGCTTGTTTGAAAATAACTCATCGATTAAAAATGAGTTGGTTAGAGATGTCACAAGAATGGCATACAAAGAGGATTCATCTTTCATTGCATTTGTCAAGACAATTAGACCTATTTTCCCTCGGCTCCTTAGTCAATTGAAAACAGGGACTGTTATAGGGATACGGGATTCAATCGCAGGGACATATGAGAACTCCCGCACAATTAGAAAATTATTTGCATCCAAGTTCAGAGAGGATTTTGACAGCTTGGTAATTAAATCAGAGCAACAGTCTCTGTCAAAATTAGATACCACGGTTAGTGGTGAGCTGATACTGATTAAGTGTACTGCTTCTCAAGCAGACTCGCTGAGGAAGAGATCTTGGGGGTCAGACATTGTAGGGGTGACAATACCGCATCCTTCAGAAATATTGGAATCACCGAAAGAATTTTTCCAGCATGAATGTGTAGATCTTGACCCTAGGTATATCACCACTATCACCAACAAGGAAAGAGATGATGTGATCAACGGGAGGGGACCAGGAGTACCTTACTTGGGATCCGCAACAAGTGAAGGGACTAGTATTTTGACTCCTTGGGAAAAAGACACCAAAATACCTTTTTTGAAGCGAGTTTTGTCTTTAAGAACTCCGCTAGGGTGGTTTGTAGACCCTGATAGCAACTTGGGGAAATCTATCAAGAATATGATCGGGGCAATAGTTGGACAAGGTCATCTCAACTTGACTGAGGGTTTTAAGAGAACAGGGTCAGCAATCCATCGATATGGATGTGAAAGACAGAGTTCTGGTGGATACAGCGCTATCAGTCCGTGCCTCCTGATGAGGATGTTTACCACCACAGACACATTACAAGGGATGGAGACACAAAATTATGATTTCATGTTTCAAGCAAACATAATTTTCATCCAAACTTGCTTGAGTGTCACCTTGAACTCCGACAAACTAGGCCAAAAATTCTACCACTCACATGTGAGGTGTACTTCATGTATCCGTGAAATTCAGGAGATCAATGTAGACAGTGCAGGACTGTACGATCCCCCGTCATTTGTTTCCAAGATTAAGGAGTGGATCCCAGAAATAGATGACAGCTGGAAAACGAAAGCTAAATTGACCATTAAATCAATAGACCCAAATAAAATAGTGCAATCTGTCCTTGTCACACAGATTGGTCAGACAATTGGTTTTGTTTATTCGCATATGTTTTTCAAGGGAAAACATCAAAGTGTTGAGAAAACATTGTTTCCGCTCTCTATCAGGAACAAAATGAACCCCAAGCATTTTTTCCGAGGGTTGTTGACAGGAATGATAGCTGCTTCTAGTGTAAATTTCTTAGCTCATAAAATCCCATCCAAGTTAAAACACCCTAAAGAGGGGGTTCAAGGTATGTCATTCAAAATAATTAATAGCTTGGCTTTGAACCCCTCTTTCTTGTCTTTTGTCAAGAGTGGGAATTTACAAAAGTACATTTTATTGGAAGCCCACAAAACACCTCCTTCTTACCCAACAAGTCCTCTGGATTCCGGCTTGATTGTGAGGATGTTTCTCAAAAGACTGTCTGATCATGTAGTTTCAGATTTCAAGATCTCTGAACCAGTCTTCATCTTTTCCGACTTAGTCAGCACCTCCATGGTTGCTGCATATTTGCTAGCAATTCGTTGTTCGAAAACTTTGTTCACAAAAAAAGACCTCAATGTCAAAGTCCTCCAGCAGATCAAAAATACAAACATTCATATCAGATCAGAAGAAGATTTTAATTTGGCTCAGTTGGAACTCGGACTATCTTTAGTGTTAGTTCCTAGTGAAGTTAGACATCTCGCCAAGTTTACATTGGATTATACAGTGGAGGAGCAAAGATTAAAGTTCGGCCAAGAGTTAGTTGGAGATCTATATCCAATTCATGCAGTCTTTGACTCAGATTGGACTTCCCCTCAGTTGAATATACCACAAATTCTAAACCCAGTCGTAGGGATGACTAGACTTGTTCAATTGGCAACAGGTTCCCACTACAAGGTTAGAACAATACTTACAAAATTACAGATATCTTACACTTTCTTTTTATCTGGGGGAGACGGATCAGGAGGTATCACATCCATGCTTTTGCGAAATAATTGTAAGAGCAGAGGTATCTTCAACAGTTTGCTGGATTTAACTGGTTTGCAATTAAAGGGAAGTGCACCGGCGCCACCTGCTGCAGTAGATCAGCTGGGACCTGATCGAACCAGGTGCTTGAACGTTTTTGATTGCTGGCAAAGACCTAATGACTTGAGGGAATCCGAAACATGGGAATATTTCAAGCAGATCACAGTTGATGAGAACAGGAAATTTGATTTAATTGTTCTGGATATGGAGATCACTGACCCAAAGAGTGCACAGAAAATCGTTCACCGTGTCTTAGAATATGTCCCTTTGATCCTAACCAGTCGAGGAACCTTGATCTATAAGAGCTATCTCATAGAAGCAACGAAAAAGGATGGGGTTATTAACTTGTTGGGACAATACTTTGACAATCTGATCTTGTGTCAAACCTCTTTTACGTCCAGTAACTCAAGTGAGATCTATGCTGTGTGTCAAGATATGCTGGATCGTCCTGCTCCCCGTTACCTGTCATCAATCACTCTAATGAAGCTGTCTGTAACAAATCTTGTGTTCGAGGAGCCGCGTCAAGCAATGATTAGGGCCTCTTCAATTCTAGAAAAGAATGCCTTTACTGGTGTTCCTTTAGAATTGATTCCCCCTATTTATTCAGAGTTGGAATTGATGTTAGAGATTTTAGGGATTCCAGGTGGTATAATTCCTCAGTTGAGTAGATGCATGATGAGTACAAAGGCAGAACATGGAACTAAAGTGTGGCAATTGATTATGATTGTAGATTACTTCATTATGGAGTCGGGGAGGGTGTGCACGACAACAAGGATCCCCTCCGAACAAGAACTAAAAAGTTACATGTCTTTTTTGGTCGCTGCATTCTTTTCCATTAAATTATCGACCTCAGACACAGACGTAGATCATCTGTTGCATTACATTAACAAGGGTGTAACCCTTCACTTTTACACAAACCAACGTCTTGTAAATAGAAAACATACTCTAATATCGAAGTGGGAAGTCTCTTTAAAAGGGAAAGGTATCTGGCTGAGAGATCAAGGGGCAGCACTCAATGGATGTGGGAGAACATTGAATAGAGTTTGGAAGGAATCGTCGCTTAAAATTGATTTCTTTCATAATACATTCCCGAGAACAAAACATCTCGACTGTACTGGATTAGATGATCTATGGAACGGTCGGAAACTAAGTACAGTACATATTATAAATTCCACTATAACTCAAGAATCCAGGTTGAAAGATGTGAAATATAGCAATTTTGATTATGAGTGAGGCATGAAAAAAACTAGTGGCAAGGTTTCTTTTGAAAATGAGGTTCTAG